AATATGTATTTAACAAATAATAATAGAGTTGCAGTAATGGATGGTATGGTCAATATGGATGATTTATTGACGACTAGACCTGGTGGAATTGTAAGAACTAAACAACCACCGAACCAAGTAATGCAGCCATTACAAGCTCAACCAATTTCACAACAAGCCTTTCCATTATTATCTTACTTAGATTCAGTAAGAGAAGGTAGAACTGGTGTTTCAAAAGAAGCTCAAGGTTTAAGTCCTGATACATTAAATGCTAAAACAGCTACTGGTGTAAATGCTTTAATGCAACAAACTCAAATGAGATCAGAATTGATTGCTAGAGTGTTTGCAGAAACAGGGGTTAAAGATTTATTTAAAAAAATATTTGAACTAATGGTTAAATATCAGGATAAAGAAAAAATTATTATGATGAGTAATCAGTATGTGCCGGTAAGACCTACTGAATGGAAAGATAGATTTAATATTTCAATTGTTGTTGGACTTGGAACTGGTTCTAAAGAACAACAAACTATTATGTTAAATAGTATTTTAGAAAGACAACTACAAGCATTTCAAATTCAAGGTGGAAAAGAGATGCCAATGGTTAATTTAAAAAATATGTATAACACTTTAACTAAGATGGTAGAGAACGCAGGTCTAAAAAATGTAGAAACTTACTTTGTAGATCCTGATGTAGGCAAACAAATGATGCCACCTCCAGCTCCACCACCATTAACACCGATTGAGAAGATAGAATTTACTAGAATTGATGCTGAGAATAAGAGAAAACTTGCAGACCTAGAATTACAAGCTCAAGAGTTACAACAAAAAACTCAAGAAATGCAATTAGACTTTGAAGCTAAGATAAAAGAAATGGCTTTAAAATATAATACTCAACTTGATACTGCAAAAATTAAAGCAGATGCAGATTTAGATAAGATGATGGTCGCTGGAGATAACAAAATACTTGAAGAAGCGGCAAAATCTACTAATATGTTTGGCAAACAACTACAAGGAATAAATGAAAGCGAAAGACCAGGCGGACAGGTCGGTGGAGATCAGCCGATCCAACGAAGCCAAGCAGATATTAGAGAGTAAACTTTTTCAAGAGAGTTTGGAAACTCTTAAAAAAATTTATTCTGAGGCACTTTTAGAGAAAACAGGTGCTAAAGAGAGTGATACCAGAGAAAAACTTTGGATTGCTTATAATGTTGTTGGAAAAGTAGAGCAACATCTACTTACTGTTATCGAAACAGGAAAACTTGCAGCTAAACAGTTGGAAGATTTTAGAAAACAACAAGATAATACAAAATTTTAACCACAAAGGTTGAAATAAGCCAAGTCGAAAGACAGCTTAACATAGGAGGACTAAATGTCTGACCAAAACCCATTACTGAACAATGCTTCAGTACAAGGTGCAGCAAATTCTATTGAAGGTTTGATGGACACTAAAGGTGTTATCAAAAAACCTCAAAAAGAAGCAGCACCAGTTGAACCAAAAGAAGAAGTTGAAGCGAAAGTGGAAACTGAAACAGAAGAACAACAACAACCTGTTGCTCAACCAGAGGAAACAATGGAAGTAGCAGATGAAGAACAAGCATCACAAGATGAAAATGCAATTGAAGAACAAGAAACTGATCTACACCAAGTAATTGTCAATGGTGAAAAGATTGATGTTGACCTTGAAGAATTAAAAGCAGGTTATCAAAAAGATGCTGACTACAGACGAAAAACTGAGGAGATAGCAATTGAAAAAAGAGAGCTAAAATCTGAAGAAGATCGTCTTAAAAATCAGTATTCAACTAAGATGGATGATTTAAATTCATTAGTAGTTACTTTAAATGCTGAGATTAACAATGATATGAATTCTAAGGAGCTTGATGCTCTTTGGGATGAAGATCCAACTGAAGCTGCTAGAGTTGATCGTAAGATTACAAAACGAAAACAATCAATTCAACAAGCACAGCAAAAACTGAGAGAACATCAAGAAGCTCAGTTTCAGGATATATTAAGAAATGAACAAAAAAAACTTCATTTAAAACATCCTGAGATTGCTGATCCTATTAAGGGTGCTACAGTTAAAAATAATATTATGGGTTATTTAAATTCTAAAGGCTTCTCAAATGATGATGTCGCAAGAATTTATGATTCAAGATATTTTGATGTGATCATGGATGGTATGAAAGCTAATGCGACTAAACCCAATTTAGTAAGTAAAAAAGTTAAACCAACTACAGTTGTTAAATCCGGTGTTAAAACTACTAAAGAAGATATAAATAGTCAGTCTAGGTTGAAGAAGATTAATGCGTTGAAGAAAAGCGGTAATGCAAAAGATGCTACCGATTTACTGATGCGTTATCTATAAACAATAACCTAACGGAGAAAACAAATGGCTAAATACCAAACATACACAACTGTAGGTATAAGAGAAGATTTGGCTGATATTATTTATTCAATATCACCAACTGAAACACCTTTTATGTCTGGAGTTGCAAAAACAAAAGCAACTAATACTTTACACCAATGGCAAACAGATGCACTAGCAGATGTTGCTGCAAATGCTGCCGTTGAAGGTGCTGATATTTCTTATGGAACTATGGCTCCAACTGTATTAGAAAATAACCACACTCAAATTTCTACTAAAGGAATTCAAGTTACTGCAACTAACGAAGCTGTAACTTCTGCTGGAAGAAATAATGAGATGGCTTACCAAGTAGCTAAAGCTGCAAAAGAATTAAAAAGAGATATGGAAACTGCTCTTTTATCTAATGTTGCTAAATCTGCTGGTTCGTCATCAGCTGCAAGAAAACTTGGTGGATGTCCAACTTGGTACGAAACTAATGTTGATGCAGGTTCTGGTGGTTCTGGTGCTGGTAATGGTGCTATAAGAACAGATGGAACTCAAAGAGCTTTTACTGAAGATCAGTTAAAAGGTATTTTAGTTAGCTGTTACAATGAAGGCGGAAACCCTAACATGATTATGGTAAATGCTTTCAATAAACAGAAACTATCTGGCTTTACTGGTGGTTCTACTAGATTTGATGCTGCAGAAGATAGAAGATTAATTACTTCTATTGATGTGTACGAATCTGACTTTGGAACTATGCAAGTATCACCAAACAGATTTATCAGAGGTGCTAATGGTACTGCTGCTAAAATCGGACAAGATGCTCACATTCTTGATATGGAATACTGGGCAGTTTCTTTCCTTAGAGATTTTGCTCTACAAACACCTGCACAAACTGCAGATGCTGACCAAAGATTTATGGTTGCTGAGTACACTCTTGAGTCAAGAAATGAAAAAGCAAGTGGTTTAATCACAGATTTAACTACTTCATAATAAATCTAAAGTGGTGGGGGAATTATCCCCCATCATTCAATTAATAATTTTGTTTGGTCTTTGAAGTCAATGACGGAACGAAGCAAATAAATAGGATAATAAAATGAGAACATTAAACGATTACTTTTTAACATCTGCAATTCCAGATGTTTCAACAGCTTCATCAACTTTTGTTTGTGTACCTGATGGTGGAAAAATTGTAAAAATCATCACTCACAACAAAGCAACTACAACTGGCACAGCAGCTATCTCTTTTGAAATAGGTGGTGTTGCAGTAACTGGAGGTGCTATAAGTCATGTAGCTTCAGGTTCAGCTGGTAAAGTAGCAACTGCTGCTCCAACAGCTTTAAATACTGTTGCTGAAGATGGTACTATTGAATGTATTACTAATGGTGGTTCATCAAATGCTTCTAAAATGGAAATTACTTTCGTAATTAGAAGATAATAGTATATAACAATATTTGGGGGATCTTGCCTAGCGGTATTTCCCCCATAATTAATTAGGAGAAAAAAAATGAGTTATAATTATGCTTTAAGACCTGGTACTACACAGAAACTTAATACTAATAATTCTTCAACAGCTTCTGCTGCATTTGGTACACAAACTGAATACATAAGAATAGTTGGAGATGCTAATTGTCATTTTGTTTTAGGTGGTTCACCTACTGCAAGTGCAACATCAGCTTTATTACCATCTGGTGAAATAGAAATGTTAAAAGTTTCACCTGGCGAAAAGATTGCAGTATTTCATGGTTCATCTACAAATGTATATGTTACTGAAATGAGTGCTTAGTGGCTAAACAAAAGTTTGTTCATTTTGTTCCAAGAGATCAACCTAAAAAAAGACCAGGTTGTCATAAAAAATCTCAGAACAAATCAGAGTGCAGACAAAAAAAACAAACAAGATATAAAGGTCAAGGCAGATGAAAAAAGATACAGTTGTTGATGGTTTAAAAAAAGAAACTTTTTCATTAGATGAAATGGAAAAGAAAATTGTTATAAACGAAGAAGTTAATATCGACTCTCATTTAAAACATAATAAAATATTATTAAATCAAGATGATGGTTATTCTAAATCAAGAGATTTAAAAAGAGTAGCTTCTATTCCAACTTTAGCTTTATCTGTTTGGGCAAAAGAGTATAATGGAGATGGTAATTGGTTTGCACTTCCTAAAGAAGTTCAAAGTAAAATATTAAAAACAAAATTAAATAGTAATGAGTTTAAATATTTTAGAACCGCAGAAGGTAAAATATAATGGCACTTGCAACATATTCAGATTTAAAAACATCAATAGCTAACTGGTTAAACAGATCAGATTTAACAACTGAGATAGCTAATGATTTTATTGTTTTAACAGAAGCTGATCTTAACTCTAAACTAAGAGTTAGAAAAATGATTACCTCAACTTCTATTACAATAGATTCAGAAACAGAATCTGTACCTACAGATTTTTTACAAGTAAGAGATTTTTTTATAACATCAGGTGGAACTAAGTATGCTTTAAAATATATTACTCCAGCTCAAATGGATCAAATTAGAGGTTCATCTACAACTGGTATGCCTTCAGCATATACTATACTAGGTGATAATTTTAGATTTGCACCCATTCCAGATTCTGCATACACAGGAACATTAAATTATTATGCTAAGTTTGCAGCTCTATCAGATACCAATACTTCTAATTATATATTAGCAAGTCATCCTGCAATTTATTTATATGGTTCATTATATCATGCTGCTAATTTTTTAGGTGGTGTTGATCCACAAAGACTTCAACAATGGCAAGGAATGTACACAACTGCCTTAGAAAGACTTGAGAGAAATGATAGAGAAGATCAATATGGTAATGCACCTTTACAACAAAGAGGTGATGTAACTGTTTCAGGTGCATTTAATGATGTATCTAAATTTGTAACAAACAATAACCAATAGGAGAATAATGCAAATACCTTTTGGAGAATGGCTACCTGACCAACCAGAATATAATAATCCTGGTGCGAATACTGCCAACAATGTTTATTTTGCAGCTTCCTCTTATAAAAGATTTCCTTCATTAGTAAATTATTCTACAAACAATATAGCTAAAGATAGTAGAGGTGCAGGTTCATTTAGAGATAACTCTAATACTGTATTTAATTTTGTAGCAACTAATTCAGACATACATCAATTAGCTTCAGGAACTTTTACATCAAGAAAATCTGGTTTAACTGGTGGCAATACAGATTATTTTACCTTTACTCAATTTGGAAATTATATCATAGCTAGTAATGGTGTAGATGCACCTCAATATTATTTAATGGGTACATCAACTAACTTTGCAAATTTATCTACAATTGCAACATCAGGTACTGTACCAGTATTTAAATGTTCAGGTGTCATAAGAGATTTTTTAGTAACAGGTAATCATGTTGGTGCATCTAATAGAATACAATGGTCAGGAATTAATGATATTTCTACTTGGGCTTCTGGAACTAAACAATCAGACTTGCAAGACCTACCAGGATCAGGTGGACAGATAACTCACATAACCTCTGGAGAGATTTCATATATTTTTAGACAAAACCAAATAGTTCGTATGGACTATGTGGGTGGTGCAACAGTATTTAGATTATCAGTAATATCTCCAAATAGAGGTGCAGTATTAGGTAGAACAGTTTGTCAAGATAATCGTAGAGTTTTCTTTTATGCTGATGATGGATTTTTTGAACTTAATGGAGATCAGGTAGTTTCTATTGGTGCAGAAAAAGTTAATAGATTTTTTGATTTAGATTTAAACAAAGCATTTACAGATAGAATTTGTGCAGCGGTAGATCCTTTTAATCAATTAGCCATGTGGTTATATCCATCTAAAAACGATACATCTAATACTACTGGTATTTGTGATAAAGTAATTATTTATAATTATGCTACTCAAAAATGGAGTACAGCAGATACTAATGCTAGTTCTATATTTTCACAATTTGTTGGTGCTTATACAGTTGAACTTATGGATATTATTTCTGAAAACTTAGATAATATTAATATTGCATTAGATACTGATTTTTGGAATGGTGGACAAAGATATTTAGGTGCAATAGATAATAACTTTAAAGCAGCTATTTTCTCTGGAACAGAAAATGAAGGCACTATAGAAACTAGAGAAATGGAGTTGTTTCCAGGACATAGAAGTAGTATAACGAATGTCAGACCAATTGTGGATGCTACATCTACAGTAACTATCAAGACTAAAGAACGATTAGCTGATACAGCTACCGAATCTACATCTTCAACAATGGTTACAAGTGGAGATAATCCAGTAAGACAGTCTGGTAGATATTTTAAAATTAAAGTAATAACACCATCTGGATCAGTTTGGACTCATGCTCAAGGTGTTGATGTAATTGCTTCAAGAATTGGTTTGAGATGACGGAAAAAACTGATATAGATAATGTTAGATATAGTTTTGAAACACAAGAATTTTTTCAAAGACAAATTGAAGAAGCTATCAATACATTAATAAATGATAGAAACAAAGAAAGCGACAAGGCTTTCTCATGGTTTATAGGAGATTAATATGGCAGGAATAAAAGATTATTCAACAACACAAGCTGACAATACAACACTTAATGGTATTTCTACTGCGGAGGGAATGTTACCTTCTAATCTAAACAATGCAATCAGAGCATTGATGAAAAACACTAGAGATTTTTACAATGACGCACAATGGGTAGAATATGGTGATGGTTCAGGTTCTTATACAGCAGCTTATGTAAGCGGAACTGCTTTTACTATTAATGGTGCTAATGTAACTTCAGAATATCATGCAGGTAGAAGAATAAAAGTTTATTTAGGAACTACTGCTGCATTTAGATACGGAGTAATTTCTAGTTCATCTTTTTCTACAAACACAACTGTTAATGTAACATGGGATAGTGGATCATTAGCAAATGAAACTTTATCAGTTTATCTTGCAATACTTACAAAAACTAACGACTCTATACCTACAGGAATTTCTGCAACTAAAATTGCAGATGGAACAATTTCAGATACAGAATTTCAATACTTAAATGGTGTATCAAGTGCTATTCAAACTCAACTAGATGCTAAACAAGCAACTATAACTGGATCAGCTTCTACTATTGATACTGAAAGTTTAACTGCAAACAGAGCTGTTATTTCTAATGGCTCACAAAAGATTGCAGTATCAGATGTAACCGATACTGAATTAGGATATTTAGATGGAGTTACAAGTGCAGTACAAACACAAATAGATTCAAAACAAGCAACAATAACTGGTGGTGCATCAACTATAGCATCATCTGATTTAACAGTATCAAGAGCATTACAATCTAATGGTTCAGGTAAAGTAGAAGTTAGTGATGTTACAACAACTGAACTTGGTTATTTAGATGGTGTTACATCTGCAATTCAAACTCAGTTAGATGCAAAACAAACTAGTGATGCACAACTAACAGATATTGCTGGGCTAACACCAACTGACAGTAATTTTATTGTTGGTGATGGATCAAACTTTGTAACAGAAACTGGTTCTACTGCTAGAACTTCTTTAGGACTAGGATCAATTGCTACACAAGCTGCAAACAATGTTTCAATATCTGGTGGAGCTGTAACAGGACTTGGCTCTCCATCTGCTAGTTCAGATGCAGCTACTAAAAATTATGTAGATCAAGCTGTTGCAGGATTAAGAACTAGAATTATTGCAGAGGCTGGTTCAACAGCTAATGTAAATATATCTAATGGACTAGAAAATGGTGATACTATTGATGGTGTTACATTAGTTACAGGAGATAGAGTTTTACTTAAAGATCAAACAGATGCTACAGAAAACGGATTGTATTTAGCAGTATCAAGTGGTGCTGCATCAAGAGATCCAGAACATAATACTATAGCTGAATTATCAGGTGGTATGGTTGTTGTAAATCAAGGTACAGCAAACGATAATAAAATATTTTTAT